ACCAGTAACTAAAGGCAAAAGAAAAAGTTTAGTAACTTGGATAGATGGTCCTTTATGGAGATAATCTCTAAGGATTATCATTTAGATAACCTTAAAGAACCCCTTAAAGAAGTTTATACAATACCCCTATTACAAAAAGATTTTTGTAACCATGTATTAAATAAAGCTCACAAACTAGGGTTTGAAGTAAACCCTAAAGAAGATGTGTTACGCCAGATACCGGAATGTAACTTTAATATTAAATGTCTAGATACCACAAAAACTTTAATGGAAGTTGTGGCTAGAGATAATCTTAATGGTCTTTTTCAACATCTTTGGCAGCAACAAATAAATACAGGCAACGTGCAAGTTGCAAACTATAATCCTAGAACTATTAAAAAAGGTAATTGGCATCACGATTACACAGCTGATATTAGTGTAGTTATACCATTAAACACAGGAGAATATACTGGCGGAGGAACTGAGTTTTGGAACAAAGGAATTATAAAGCCCTTACCTATAGGTACAGCATTAATATTTCCGAGTTTTATTAACTCTCATAGAGGTTTAGCGGTAAGTGATGGCAATAGATTTTTATTAGTTTTTTGGCTAAAATATATTACAAACCAATTTGACTAATGCCTAATTACAAATACTTTATTAAAGAGGTTTAAATGTTTGGAATCCTAGCATTTTCAGAAGCAGCATTTTCAGAACTATCTGCATCAGGTGGTATAGAAGTTTCAATTACAGGCGTTAACGCTACTAGTGGATTAGGAAATGAAACAGTAGTTGCTACTGCTGTACATGCAGTTACAGGTAATGCAGGTACAAGTGCATTAGGCAACATAACATTAGACATAACTGTTGTAGTTGCTGAAACAGGATTAGCAGCCACATCAAGTTTAGGTAGCGTTACTTTATCAACTCAAGCTGTAATTGCGGTTACGCAAAGCGCTTTGACTAGCACATTAGGTAATGAAGTTGTTATAGGAGATGCAGTTACTGGAGTAACAGCTACAGCATCTACTTCTAATTTAGGTGATGAAACTATAATAGGCACAGCAAATGTTGCGGTAACTGGTATACAAAGTACATCTGCACTTGGTAATGAAGTTATTAGTGCTGATTCTATTACAGCTGTATCTGGTGTAGCTGCTACAACCTCATTAGGAGAAGTAATTCTTTCTATAGATATAATAATAATACCAACAGGGATACAATTAACCATATCTACAACAAGTGTTACAGTTTGGGGGTTAATTGACGACTCACAAACTGCAGGCTTTACACCTGTTACAGATTCACAAACAGCCAACTGGTCAGAGGTTTCTGACTCACAATCTCCCAACTGGGAAGAAGTTGCATAACAAGGAGTTTATATGGCAAGTACATATGATAATGATTTAAGATTAAATGAGATGGCTACCGGAGATGGTAGTGGTACTTGGGGTGAAACAACTAACCTCAATTTATCAATGATAGCAGAAGCTTTTTCATATCAGACAGAAGCTACATTTGCTTCTAATGCTGACGTAACAGCTACTATAGCTGATGGAGCTAGTGACAAATATAGAGGCATGTATGTAAAAGTAACATCTGGTGCAACATTAACTACTACAAGAACATTAACAATAGGTCCTACTACTATTTCTAAATTAATATTTGTAGAAAATGCTACGTCAGGAAGTCAATCTATTATTGTAAAACAAGGTTCAGGAGCTACTGTAACTATTGCAACAGGCACAAGTAAAATTTGTTTTTTAGAAGGTACAGGTTCAGGAGCTGGAGTAATAGATGGTTTAGATAAAATTGCATTGACAAGTAATGCAACGATAAATGGAGAAACTCCTATTAGTGCATCCTCAACAACAACATTTACTAATAAAACTTATGATGCAGATGCTACTGGAAACTCTCTTACAAATATAGAAAACGCAAATATAAAAGCTTCAGCAGCAATTGCATTTAGTAAGATGGCAAATTTAACTGCTAGCAAAGCTTTACAATCTGATGGCAATGGGGATGTCTCTGCAAGCGGTGTAACCAATACTGAGTTGGGTTATTTAGCGGGGGCTTCATCTGCAATACAAACACAAATAAATACCAAGACTTCAATAGCAACTGTTTATCCAGTAGGTTCTATTTATATTAATGCAAGTAACAGCACAAATCCTGCTAGCTTATTAGGTTTTGGAACGTGGGCAGCTTTTGGTGCTGGAAGAGTAATGGTTGGTATAGACAGCGGTAATGCTGTCTTTGATGCCGCAGAAGAAACAGGTGGTACAGCAGATTCTATAATACCTTCACACACTCACAGTGTTACTGATCCGGGTCACGCACACAATAATACAATAGATAGAATAGGTGGCACATTTGGTTCTGGAGAATTTGTTGGGTCTAATAGTCAACCCGGAGGCACAACTGTTTCTGGGCGTATTTTAAGTGCAGTTACTGGCATATCTATTGCTAGTGCAGGTGAGTCAGCTACTAATAAAAACTTACAACCATACATAGTTGTATACATGTGGAAGAGGACAGGATGACAACTAAAGAAGCTTTAAATAAAATAGAGACCCATGAAAAAGAATGTAGTATTCGTTATCAAAATATAGAAAAAAGATTAGATGAAGGTACTCATAGATTTAATAGATTAGAACTTTTAATAGTAGGATTGTATGCAGGCATGGCTGCAATTGAAATTGCATCAAAATTTTGAGGAAAAAAAATGTATGAATATAATTGTGAAGTTGAAAGAATTGTTGACGGGGATACTATTGATGTTGTGTTGGACCTTGGGTTTGATATTCTTTATAAGTCTCGTGTGCGTTTATATGGTATTGATACTCCCGAATCACGTACTCGTGACTTGGATGAAAAAGCAAGAGGAAAATTGGCAGCTGCGTTCTTAACAGATGCAATTAAAACTGCAGAAGAAGTAGTAATAAGAACTGAGTTAAAAGATTCTCGTGGCAAATATGGAAGAGTTCTAGGAAGTGTAATCTGCGATGGTAAAGATATTAACCTAGCAATGATAGATAACTATATGGCTGTCAAATACTTTGGACAAAGTAAAGAAGCTGTAGAAGCAGTTCATTTATCAAATAGAACAAGATTAATAGAGTCAGGAATTTTTATTCCCAAAGAATTTTATGGGTGAAGCAGTTACATTAATAAATGAAGTCGGTTTCCCAATAGCTGCAGCAGGTGGTTTAGGTTTTTTTATATGGAAACTTATTAATAGAATTATAGATGGTATGGAATCTAAAATAGATACTGTAGATGATAAAGTGCAAGCACAGTTAAATGCTTTAGAAGAAAGATTAGGAACAAAATTAGATGCACAACATGGAATATTAGTTGCTCTTATTGACAGAGTAAGAAGTTTAGATAACGAAATAATAAGACAAGATACTTTAGTAAAAACTATCTTAGGTGTGCCACAACTTATAGATAGCGCCAAGATAGCAAAAGCAGATAGAGATGACCAAAGAAAAGACTAAGGATATTTTAGCTAAAATATTAATATTAGGATTTTTATTTACTGTAATCTTGATATTTGCTGAAGGTATATTTGCTAACACAATAACTCATAAATTTAAGTCACCTAGTTTTAATGGTACTGGCACTTCTAGTCACTACCTAACTATAGAAAATCAAGAGAATACAAGGAAGCTAACTTTAAAGGAAGAAATAAAAGCTTTGCAAGATGAAATTGAAAGAGATAAAGATAATACAACACTAGCTCGTTTCGTCAGAAATTTAGAATCTCGAATTTACGCACAACTTTCAAGACAACTTGTAGAAAATTTGTTTGGAGAAACAACACAAACAGAAGGAACTTTAGAACTAGAAGGGAACTCAATTACTTATACAAGTGATGGAGAATTTATATCATTAATAATTACAGATGCAGATGGAAATACAACAGAAATTACTCTTCCTATCGGTTCTTTTACTTTCTAGCTGTAGTGTATTCAAAATTATTGAACACACAGAAAACGAAAGATTTGGTACAGATGATTCAACAATATTAGAATTACAATCTAAAGAATTAAAAAATATAAAAACTCCTAAAGTTTCACCAGTAGTAGCTGTCTATCCTTCTGCATTTACAGATCAAACTGGTCAAAGAAAAAGTAATAGTGAATTTGCTTTATTTAGCACAGCAATAACACAAGCACCACATGCTCTATTGATTAGAGCTTTAAAACATACTTCAAGCGGAAATTTTTTTAGAGTTGTTGAAAGAGTAGGTTTAGATAATTTAACAAAAGAAAGACAGTTGATTAGATCAGCTAGGGAAACATTTGTAAAAACAGATGGCAAGAAACCTTTGCAACCTCTTTTATTTGCTGGCGTGTTAATGGAAGGCGCTGTTATAGCTTATGACACAAATCTTAAAACAGGTGGTATTGGAGCTAGGTATTTAGGAATTGGTACAAGCATACAATATAGAGAAGATGTTGTAAGTGTTTCATTAAGAATGGTTTCTGTTGCTACAGGAGAAATACTTATAGAAGTTTTAAGTCAGAAAACTATATTTAGTTATGGTGAATCACAAGACTTGTTTAGATTTATAGAGGCAGGAACAGAACTGGTTGAATTAGAATCAGGAGTTTCTGAAAACGAAAGCACTACGATAGCTTTACACAAAGCAATAGAAGGTGCTGTATTAGAATTAATTAAAATTGGCTACCAAAGGAGGTTTTGGACACATGATTAAATTAAAATTATTAGGTTTATTTTTGATGTTTATGCTTGCATCACAATTTGCAGTTAGTGCAGATAATGAAATCTATATAGACCAATCGGGTACAACAGTAAACATAGATTTAGAACAGCTAGGTACTGGCAACATTATTGGCGGTTTAGATGCTGTAGCAGGTAATATGACTCCTTTAGATTTAGATGGCACAGGTATGACTTTAGATATCAACATGATTGGTAATACGAATAAGTTTCTTGGTGATATTTGGGCAGATAGTTATACAGGATTTTTTGAATTAGATGGCGATAGTAATACATTTACTATGCAGACTGACCCTACAAATACTTATGGAGCAGATAGCTCTAACGTCAATGTTGATGTTACTGGTAACAGTAATACTATGACTTTAAATCAGGCTACAACAGCTTTAGCTAGTCAATTAGATTTAGATTGGATAATAAATGGAGATAGCAATACAGTTACATCAAGTATAAATTATGATGGTGCAACTAACTTTATGGACATTGATGGTAACTCAAACAGTATAACTTTTACGGGTAGTGGTTATGCTGGTGGATATTTTAACTGGGATCACACAGGAAATAACACTGCTCTTAATATCCAACAACTGAGTACCCAAGATAATGACTGGCTTAAAATTACATCAATTTCAAATAATACTGGTTCTAACACTTCTACTGTTTGCGTTGTTCAAAACGACCAAGGCACAAGCACAGGTTGTTAGTATAGGAGACATCTCTGAATTAAATGGACAAGCACAAATAGTTAGAGACAAACCATATAATGCAGAACTAAAATTTAATATACAAAGTAATGATGAGGCTGTTACAAGAAATGGCAGAATGGCAATTACTTTTTTAGATGATTCTGAAGTTAGATTAACCGAACACTCACAATTAACTATTGACGAGTATATATATGATCCTAACCCATCTAAAGCAAAGATGGCTTTAACCTTTGGATTAGGTACAGCAAGATTTATTACAGGTAATCTTAATAAGATAGATAAACAAAATATAAGTTTAAAAACACCTACAGCTAACATAGCTATCAGAGGTACAGATTTTACAGCTACTGTAGACGAACTAGGTCGCAGTTTAATAATACTGCTTCCTGACGCATTAGGACTCTCTAGTGGCGAAATTGAAGTTGTGACTGCTATGGGTACTGTCTTGTTAAATAAACCCTTTGAAGCCACCACAGTAAGTGTATTTGAATCAGCTCCAAGTAAACCAGTTATCTTAGATTTAACACTTGATGCCATTGATAATATGTTAATTGTCACACCGCCTAAAAGAGAAAAAATTGTGTTAGAAGAAGTAACTTCTAAAAAAGAAAATATTTTGGACTTCAACGATTTAGATATAGATTATTTAGCTGAAGATTATCTAGCTAAAGATGAATTAGAATTTACTGAATTAGATATTAATTATCTTGACGTAAATTATTTAGAAGATTTATTAAATATTTTAGATGCTCTGGCAGTTGGCAAAGAAGAAGATCAATTAGCTCAAGCAACAAGCACACAGATAACAGGTACTTTATTAGGTAAAGACCCTGACACACAGATTACTACTTTAATAACAGGTCAAGTAATATCCTTAAGGAGAAATGTTAGTGAGTCATTACAACTAGATTTGAATGGAAACAATTCTTATACTGTAATTCTAATACAAGATGGAGTTTCTAATATTGTGAAAGTTAATGGTGGATCAGATTCAACTATAAAAATTAGACAAGAAAGTTAATGAAGAAAATAATTTTTCCTTTACTAATAATTTTATGTTTACCTTTTGTTTTTAACTTTTCTTTTATTGAAATTTTAAAATTAAAAACCTTTGATGCTTTAGTAAAAATACAAGAGCCATCTGGTAACTTTGTTATTTTAAACATTACAGAAAAAAATGTTTCTGAAAGAGGCGGCTTTCCTTTTCCAAGACAAGATTATGCAAAGATACAATCTGATCTTTTAAGAAATGGTGCATTAGGTGTAGGTTGGGTTTTAGCCTTTAATGAAGCAGATAGATTTCGTGGCGATAATGATTTTGCTTACATGTTAAGTTTGTCTCCATCTGTATTAGCTATGTTTGAAAATAATAGCGGTAACTTTCCAGAAACATCAGGCACTGTTTATTTAGGTAATGGCAAACCTTCTTCTATAAAAACACAAGGTGTTGCAGAAAATATATCTATACTAAAAAAATCTGCAGCTCAAGGTATAGCTACAGCACCAGTAGATATAGACAACCTAGTAAGAAGAATACCTTTGTTGCTAGAAACTCCAGAAGGATTCGTAAGTGCATTTGGTACAGAAGTTTTAAAAATACTTACAGGTGCTAAAACTTACATAATCAAATCTTCAACTGTAGGAATAGAAGAAATAACTGTACAGGGTATACCTCCAATTAAAACAGATACGCTAGGTAGAAAGTGGATAAGCTGGGTAGATACTCCACAAACTGATTTAGATAAACAAGAAGTATTTGGTAAATTTGTTTTTGTTGGTGTAACAGCAAATGGAATAATGCCACAGATTGCTACGCCTGTAGGTTTGTTAGAGCCACATAAAATACAAGCTGCTTTATCTGAATCATTATTAATACAAGATAGTCCTTATATACCATCTTGGAATTTATTAGTAGAAAGTACAATTTTATTATTTACTGTTTTGCTTATATGGATTGTTTTGCAATACGCTGGGATTTACTTAGGATTATTTGTGACTGGTAATATTTTCTTAGGTACTGCTATAGCAGGCTATTATTTAATACAGTCAGGTTTGTTAATAGATGTAACTTGGACTTTAATATCACAATTTATTACTGGATCAGTTGCCTTTTATATAAGATTTAGAGAACAGTTCAAACTTAGATTACAAATAAAAAAACAATTTGAACACTACCTTGATCCTAGACAAGTAAAAAAACTACAAGATAATCCAGAGTTACTACAACTCGGTGGCGAAACTAAAACTGCAACATTTTTATTTACTGATGTGAGAGGTTTTACTGCTATGTCAGAAAAACTTAAACCAGAAGATGTTACTTACATTATGAATAAAGTGTTAACTGCTCAACAAATAGCAGTACAAAAACATGGCGGTATGGTAGATAAATATATTGGAGATGCGATGATGGCTATATTTAACGCTCCTTTAGATTTAGAGGATCATGCCAAAGCGGCAGTTGATTGTGCTTCAGAAATTATACAGAACATAAATAATTTAGCAGTTGAATTGCAAGCAGAAAGATTGCCAGCAATAGCAATAGGTATAGGAATTAATACTGGACCAGCTGCTATAGGTAACATGGGTTCAGCAAATAGATTTGATTACACTGCTATAGGCGATGCAGTTAACGTAGCAGCACGTTTAGAAAGTGCTACTAAAGAAAGAAAAGTAGATTTGTTGATTGGAGAAAGCACAAAAAAATTGTGCAAATATAATTTAAAACCTTTGGAAGCTATACATGTTAAAGGTAAAATAAAACCATTAGAGATTTATACATATGAGTAAAATTTTATTAGGAGTTGTAGGAGTATTGTTAATGGCATGTAGCTTTTTATATTGGCAAAACTCTAGACTAGCAGAAATAAATCAAGCATTTGATCTAAGAGATAAAGAACAAAAAGATGCAATAGAAAGCTTGCAAAGTGATTTCAAATTACAAACTGAAGGTTTATTAGAGTTACAATCTAAAACACAACAGTATGAAATAGAAATGCAAAGATACTTAGATGTATTCAAAAGACACAACTTAAGCAAACTTGCTTTTGCAAAACCCAGTTTAATTGAAACCAGAGTAAATAAAGGAACTAAAAATGTATTTGAAAGTATTGAAGAAGTTAGTCGTAACATTGACATGCTTGATAATGGTTTACAGTTGCAGTCTAATACCGACTAAACAAGTAGAAATAATTTCTAAACCATTAGAAAGAAACATAGTACAACCTGTACTACCTAGAGAAATAGATTTAAAAGAACCTTATTGGTACGTTGTATCTACAAAAAACTTAGAAGAATTTTTAAGTAATATAGAAAAAGATCAAGGGCAGTTAGTTTTTTTAGCTATGTCTGTACCTGACTACGAGTTAATGGCTTACAATACTCAGGAGCTGAAGAGGTATATAAATGAACTTAAAGAAGTTGTGGTCTATTATAGAAAAGTTACCACTAATAAGTCGGAGTAATAGTATGCACATTTCAAAAGAAGGAATAGCTTTAATAAAAAAATTTGAAGGCTGTGAATTAGAAGCTTATCTTTGTCCTGCAAATGTTTGGACAATAGGATATGGCAGAACTAAAAATGTAAAAGAAGATGACATGTGTACTTACTTGCAAGCAGAAGAATGGTTGGAAGAAGAACTTACTGAATACGAGAATTATGTAAAAAATTTGGTAAAAGTTGAACTAAACCAAAATCAATTTGATGCTTTAGTTTGTTGGACATATAACTTAGGTCCTTCAAATCTATCTAAATCTACAATGTTAAAATTATTAAATGCAGGAGATTATCATACTGTACCTAGTCAAATGAAACGCTGGAATAAAAGCAAAGGCGAAGTCTTAGATGGTCTGGTAAGACGTAGAGAAGCAGAAGGTTTATTGTTTGAAGAAGAACAATGGGAGAATGTGTAAATGCCTTTAGTAGACTTTCAGTTCAAACCGGGAATCAATAAAGAACTTACACCTTATGCAAATAAAGGCGGTTGGCAAGATTCAGATAAAATAAGATTTAGATTAGGCAAGCCAGAAAAAATAGGTGGCTGGGCAAAAAATTCTTCTAATAGTTTTATAGGAACTTGTAGAGAATTGCACATGTATAAGTCTGCAAACTTAACTTTATTTAATTGTTTGGGTACTCATAAAAAATTATACGTACAGCAAGGTAATGATTTTTTTGATGTTACAGCAATAAGGTTAACAACTAGTGCTGGTGATGTTACCTTTGCAGCTACTAATGGCTCAAAAGATATTACAGTTACAGATGCAAACCATGGTTGTAATCCCGGAGATTTTGTTAGATTTAAAGCAGCAAGTAGTTTAGGTGGGCTTGTTACTGCTGCTGTCTTAAATACAGAACATGAAGTTGTAAGAAATCTTACCGCTAATTCATACGTAATAAGTGTAGATACTGCTGCTAATTCTAGTGACACAGGAAATGGCGGTTCTAGTGTGCAAGGTCAATATCAAATAGTATCGGGTTTAGATAATTTTGTATCTGGTACAGGTTGGGGTGCAGACTCTTGGGGTGACAGTACATTTGGTAGTACAAGTCCTGTTTCGTCTAACAACCAATTAAGACTCTGGTCTATAGATAATTTTGGAGAAAACATGATTGCCATACCAAGAGGTGGTCCTTTGTTTATTTGGGAGAGTGCAGATGGCACTACCAATGGAACATCAGGTGCTGCTTTTTTTGATGCAAATAGAAGTGTCTTAGCTTCTTCTTTAACAGGAGCTTCTAATTGTCCTATATCTGCATTACAGGTTATGACATCTGATGTTGATAGACATGTATTAGCTTTTGGTTGTAATCCTATAGGCAGCAGTGTAATTGATCCTTTATTTGTGCGATGGTCTGATTCTGAAAGTGCAATTGATTGGACACCTTCAGCAACTAATTCTGCTGGTGGAGTTAAATTATCTTCTGGTAGTTTAATTGTAGGAGCTATAGCTACTAGGCAAGAAACTTTAGTCTTTACTGATGCAAGTATATTTTCTATGCGATTTGTTGGATCGCCTTTCTATTTTTCTTTTAATGAAATTGCAAGCGGCATAGGAATGATATCTCCAAATGCTGGTGCTTCTATAGGTAATCAAGTTTTCTTTATGGATGATGGTGCTTTTTATAAAGCTGCTGGTAATGTTGAAAGATTGCCATGTTCTGTCTTAGATTATGTCTTTGCAGATATAAATAAATCTGAGCGTTTTAAAATATTTACAGCTAATAATATAGAACATAATGAGATCATATGGTTTTATCCTTCTGCTAATAGTCAAGAAATTAATAAATATGTTTCGTACAATTATGCTGAAAATTTATGGGCAGTAGGAACAACTGATGATGGGTTTTTACGTACTGCATGGCATAACTCACCCAGCTTAAGTTTTCCAATAGCAGCAAGTAAACTAGATGATACAGATAATAATTATTTATATAACCATGAGACAGGCAATTTAGCTGATGGTTTAGGATTTCCTGCTTTTATAGAGTCTTCGGATATAGATATCGGAGAAGCTGGTGAAAGTTTTATGTATGTATCTAAAATAATTCCAGATATAAAATACGAAAACTCAACTAACAGTAATGATACTGTTACCTTTACTTTGAAAGGCAGACGTTATCCAAATGAAACTCAAAATACTTTATCTACAGTCAACTTTCCACAAAGTAAAAGTTTTGCAAATGTAAGAGGCAGAGCAAGACAAGTTGCTGTAAAGATAGAAAACACTACTGGCGATTTTAAATGGCATCTAGGTAGTGCTAGAATTGAAGTAAGACCAGATGGAGCTAAATAATGTCAAGTAAAACTGCACCCCCTTTACCTTTGTGTCTTGACGAATTTAATTTGTCAAATGAACAAATTACGAGAAGAACAATTGAACAAATATTTCAAGATGTTTTTAATGATATAACTCTAGTAGAAAATTTAAAGAGTGCTGCAGGTTCTAAAGCAGTAAGACGACATCAATTTTTATTAATGGGAACTAAAGGAAATGTCTGACAATATTAAAGTATTAGGACAACAAGCTCCAGCAGGAACTACAGAAACTACTTTGTACACAGTACCTACTGCTACACAAACTACAGTTAGTTCTATTGTTGTTTGTAACAGATCAGGTTCTGGAGTAACTTATAGAGTTAGTGTTGCAGTAGCAGGCGGAACAACTGCAACTAAAGATTATTTATTTTTTGACAAGGCTTTAGCAGCTAACTCATCAGATACAATTGTAATTGGCATAACAGTTACAGAGACAGATAAAATAAAAATTTATGCAAGTGATGGCAATTTAAGTTTTACAGCTTTTGGTTGCGAAACTAAAGAGGAATAATTATGAATGAACTACAACAGCAAGTAAAAAATATTAGTCAACAAGGTAGGTATGGTGATTCTACTCTTGTTCACATGAATCCTTCAGAAGTGCAGGGTTTGTCGCAAATGGGTCAAATGAGTATTAATCCTGCTACTGGATTAGCGGAAGCATTTGATCTAAGTGATTTTATATCTTTTGCTGCTCCAGTAGTTGGTGGTATTTTTGGTGGACCAATGGGTGCAGCACTAGCATCAGGTGCGGTAACTACTGCACAAGAAGGTAGTCTTAAAGAAGGAATCAAAGCTGGTCTTCTATCTTATGGTATGGGTACTCTTTTACAAGGCGCTGGTTCTGCAGCAAAAGGCGCAGAAGCATCCAAAGCATCTTTAGATGCTGCAACCAGTATTGGTCCTTTACAGCCTGAGGTTTTTAATCAAGCAGTTGTAGATGCAGGTACTGCAGGGTCTAATGCAGCTACAGCATTTGCAAATACTGCTCCGTCTTTAGCTAATCCCGCAACATCTTTTAGCCAAGGAGCATCAAGTATGTTTGGCACTCCCTTTGCTGGTCAAGGTGTCGGTGGATCACTCAGTAACTTAGCATCAGGATTTGCTGATCCTAAAGTTGCTCTTTCATTAGGTGCGGTTGGTGCTGATTCAGCATATCAACA